TGTTCTAATGACTCATTCATACAGGCAGTTTCAGTGTTCGCTGTTGGATACTTTGGTCACTTCACTGCTGAGAGTGGTGCTGACATGTCAATCACTAACTCCAACTCTAACTTTGGTAACACAGCGTTGAGAGCAGCAGGATTCAAAGCAAAATCATTCTCTAAAGATAAAGCAGGAGCAATAACTCATATCATCCCACCTAAAGCATTGAATGTTATATCTACAACAATTTCAGCAGGTGGTACTACAGGTAGTACAAGTATTACATTGACAAACGACGGGTCAGTCAACGGGGTTATCCAAGGTATGACTGTAACTGGAACTGGTGTTGCTGCAGGTACAACTGTAGGGTCAGTCAATACAAACACTAGAGCAGTTACATTAACTGCTGCATTAACTGGAGCAGCGTCTGCTATTATCTTTGGTGAAGAGACATCTGTAAACTGGGTTAACGTTGATATACAAAGAACAAAAGTTATTAATGCATCACTTGCAGGACAAGGTGGAACCCCAGGAACTAGACTATACTTATATGGTTATATAACAGAAGCATCACCACCAACAACACGAGTACAGGGTTTCTCAGTTGGAGCAAGACAAGATGGAACTGGTGGTAGTGCGATAGCAGATAAAATCAACTGTTTACTTGTTGCTAACGGTGCAACGACTGCAACAACACAGTCAGCAAGTATATCACCTTATGGTCCTAGTGTATCTGGACTAGCAGCAGGTGTGACAGGATCTCCGATCCAGTATGATAGTGCAACGTATACAATCGGTGGACAAGCGGGTTCAGTCGGTGGATGGTATCTATCAGTTTCTTCAACAAACAATGAAATCTATACAACTTTATCAACTAATACACAATATAATAATGTAAACTTTACACCAAGCACATTCATTAAGAGGATTCCTGATCCAAGAGACTTACAGGATAGAACTTATCGTGTAAGATATGTGATTGACAAGGACAAGTCTAATCCTCTACCTAGAGATCCTATCTCTGGTTATGTAATACAACCTCTTAATAGTGATACTACAACGTATAACTTACAAAGAGCATTCTACATCTATGATATAGAAATAGTTCAACCATTTGAAAGAGGTGTTAATGATGGAATTTATTATCTAACATTATTATGTGCATCTATTGCACCTTCAACATCTAACTTTGACAATAGGAAGTTCTCACAGAACGTTAACGAAGTTTATCCTACATTTGATAGAGATAACCCAGTTGCTGATCCTACTGCTTCAGTATCTGTTGCTGATAATGTTACTATAGGTCTCGTCAATGCAACTGATGGTGCTACACCAACACCTGCATTAGATCCTAAGAGATCTATTACTAAGGAAGCAACTGTCTTCCTATTAACCGACACAGGTTGGACACAGCCTGGTACTACACCAAACTATGACTCAGGAAACGCACTTCTCTCGAATGTGCAACTCACTGCACGAGCAGGTGATGAGGAAACACGAAAAATTAAGATTCGAGAAAATAATGATGGAACAGTCGCACCGATTAACGTCGAGTTTAGACGTCACTCCATCCTCAGATCAGGTAATCACACATTTGAATACCTTGGTTTCGGACCTGGAAACTATAGTACAGCGTTCCCGCAAACCCAAGTAGAGACTCTATCACAAAACCAGATCCGATTCTCACAGTCTATTAAAGAAGAAGGAGGAGTCTCTTTCTACTCTGGACTTAACTCTAATGGTGACCTATTCATTGGTAACCAAGTTATCAACCCTGTTACAGGTCAGATCACTAACGAAGATATTGCACAACTAAACGTTGTTGGTGAAGAGAACACTACGATTCAGACATTCTCAGAATTGGTTCTTACCGACAAACTAACCGTACTTGGTGGTGCATCCAACCAGTTAGAATCTATCTTTGCAGGTCCTGTTACATTCCAAGGACAAATAACTTCTACGAATAACATACAGGCAAGAAAGATCTCTTACTATAACCAAGATGGTACAGTTATCAAACAAACTCTACTCGCACCTGCTGATGCAAGTGGACAACCAGATTTCAGTAATATCACCAACTACTCCACACCTGCTGATGGTGACCTTGTTTATAATATTAACTGGTCGCCTGGGAAATCTCTTGGTTGGATATACTACGGTGCAGTGTGGAAAGAGTTTGGTCTCACAGATACTGGTCAGATCAATATTGACACTTTCACTGGCAACCAACATATTGGTATTGGTACTGCTGCTGTATCTGGATTTAGAGTTGGACTATTAGGTAATGCTAAAGTCGATGGTGACTTAGTTGTTACTGGTAGAGGTGGTGTTGGTGCTGATAAGTATATCACTAAAACATACACAGGAGACGGTACTACTTTAACCTTTGCTGTTACTACATATAGTGGAGGCATCAAACATTCTGATGATTCACTGCTAGTATTCCTCAATGGTGTAGCACAAATAGCAGGAACTAATTACACAGTTGACTCTAACGGAGCAAACGTTGTATTCTCCTCAGGAGATGCACCTTTAGCATCTGATACTGTTCACATCCTAGAACTACCTATCTAACATGGCAATTTCAAGAGTAAGTGGTAATCAGATTGCCACTAGCACACAAGCAATCATAACAACCTTAACTTTCTTAAATACCAACTCGGTGTTAAGATTACCTGCAGGTACAACTGCACAGAGACCAACAGGTGTATCAATCGGTACGCTACGTTTTAACTCTACCATAGACCAAGCAGAGATCTATAAAGCAGATGATGGTACAGGTAGTGCAGGTTGGACACCAGTCGCAGGTGGTGGACCTGCATTGGGAACTGATAGTATTATAAGAACAAATAATAGTGTAATCGCAGAGAACATCACAGTTGGACCAAGTGCTAACAATGGTGCTGAGTTCACCAACGGAATGAGTGCAGGTCCTATAACTATAAATTCTGGTTTCACCGTCACAGTGGAGTCAGGTGCTGCTTGGAGTGTTAGATGAAGGTACGAGTACAAACTATACAAGGTCTTACACCTAACTTTACAGTCACAGTAGATGAAGATAGTGATTTAGCATTTAAAGGTGGAGCAGAGTTAAGAGTTACAAATCAAAGTGCTTTACCACTACCATATGGAACTACAGATCAGTTCAATAATCAACAAATAGTGCAAGCACCTACCAGAGGATATGAGACAGGGCAACTAAGATGGAATACAGCAACACAAAGATTAGAAGTATTTAATAACGGTGTCTGGGCAGGCTAAACTAATTGTTGAGGATGGTGATGTACCTGACTTGACATTATACCAAAATAGGATTAAAATATGTAATGAGTGTGAGTACAAATCACCTATTGGGATCTGTACTAAATGTAACTGTGTACTTGCAGTGAAGGCACGCTTTCCAATATTCCACTGCCCGATCAATAAATGGTAATGAGTCCTTTCGCTTCTCAATATGGGGGCGAACCAGTAATCACTAAATCAACTCATCATGATAACTTTATCAGTGAGTTTGAAACAACATTAAACTGTCAAGATATAATTGATTATTATCATTACATTGCAGATAATGGTTTGACAATCAAGAGACACGCAGAGAAAGGTGCTGCTGATTCTCAAGTCTTTATGCATGAGTTGCCTGTAGAGTATTTTCATGACAATCTATCTCGATCAGTCTTCCAACGTTGGAACTATCTTACTGAACAAGCATTGAGAGACTATGTACTAAAGTATGATATTCTGGTTGGTCGTAGGTTTCAACATACGATGGCAAAACTCCAAAAGACAGAGCCAGGACAGGGTTATCACGCATGGCATTATGAATCAACACCTGCAGCACCATATCGTAAGTTAGCAACTATGATCTATCTTAACGATAATTTTGAAGGTGGTGAAACAGAATTTTTATATCAACATTGCAGAATCACCCCGAAGGCAGGTAAGTTCGTAATATTTCCATGTGATTGGTCATGGACACACAGAGGTAATCCTCCCCTAAATAATGATAAGTATATTGTTACTGCATGGGTAGAAGAGTATCCAACCCCAGGGCAATAAATAGAAATACTATAACCTGTTTAAATGAGCAAACTTACTGTAGGTAGTATCGGTGGTATACCTGCATCACTCAATCAAGCATCAATTCCTGCGGGACATACGTTACAGATAAACGGTAATGTATATCATGATGGGACTGGTGCAATGCGTCTGCCTACAGGAACGACTGGACAAAGACCTTCATCACCTACTACAGGTTACATAAGATGGAATACATCATTAGGAGCAGTAGAAGTTTATAACGGAAGTACATGGATACAATATTATGGAGAGAATGGTACATCCAACGCACCATTTACATCACTAGCAAACTTATCCAGTGCTGACCCTGGATCTGGATATTGGTATATTAAGTTTGATGGAACTAATATAGAAGAAATATATGCATATAAAGATGGGAATGGTAGTTATTGGGTCATGGTTGCATCTATTACAGATAATACTTCACATGGCAGTTACACAGGTGGTTCAGATACATGGTATGGTAACTGGACAACTTCATCAACTACTGGTAATGCAAGAGCAGCAATGGCAAATGACTTTAAGTCAAACCATTATAGAGGGTGGACAGCAAATGATGTATTGATTATGCAAGGGTTTGCTACATCTGGTACACCTTATGATACATCTACTGATGTTGGATACATCACTGGATGCTTCACTAACAGAGGTGGAAACATGCATGCGATGTTTAACTCACACATATCCCTATCCAACCATAGTAATATTGGTGGTACAATAATCCCAGGAATGGTATTCTTAAAAGGATCAGCATCAGCATCAGACAATAGATATAGAGGTAGTAGTGCAGGTGAACTACAACCTGTAAATTCTTGGCATCTATCACCCGCAAACTGTGAAAACTATACCTTTAGTATGATCAATGCTCTTGGTTGTTCATCTACAGGATGTAACGTTGAACACCATGCATGGGTAGGACAGACAGGAAACAACTATTCAAACCAAAACTTCCCAGAACCTAACTGGTCTGGTGATTGGGGGATAAATAATCCTGGCTCCGAAAACCATATGTATTGGTTATTCTTTTACAAGTAAGACATGAGTACTCTAAACGTTAACGAACTACACGCATCTTCGATGCATAACTTCGAGATCAACTTCGATGATGGAGAGTCATTGATCGTTAATGGTACTTGCAATTTAGATCCCCTATCAAATTTTAAGTTACCTACAGGAACTACAGCACAAAGACCTTCATCCCCTACTACAGGGATGATAAGATTTAATAGTGAGTTATTACAAGTAGAAGTTTGGAATGGTAGTTCATGGTTACAAGTTGTAAAAGCATCATCAGGTGGTAATAATGGTGGAACTCCTGCTACAGCAGCAGCAAATGTTCAAGAACTTATGGATGCAGGTGTTGCTTCTGACGGTAACTACTATCTAAACCTAGATGGTACAATCCGTAGATACTTCATACCTGTCAATAGTCATCCGTATTATATTTTAATCGGTAACTGGGGTGGCGGTGGTGCTGCATTTTTCAGTAATGCATCATCATTATCAGCACAAAATTTAAATGATACAGGAGATACTACACCTACTGGAACATTTGCATATAACTCAACATGGGGTTACTACAGAAACGCAAGTGGATCTGACTTTAAATATGCAACCTTTAGTAACAGGGGTGTATCATATCGTTATGTAAAAGTGAGAATGAATCTCTATAACTATTACTCTAATGATGGTCAGAACGGTAGAAACTTCCTAAATATTTCATCAGGAGTTGGTGATGGTTTAACAATCATGCGTAACTCATCTGGTGCAGGGGATGGACAACATATCTTTACCTATTACACTGCTATCTCTAACAATGATAGTAACTCTTGCCCCTCAGTAGCAGGATCACAACCTACACATATTGCAGGTGGTAACAACCCAGGTGGTTTCATGGGTAACAGGTATACATGTTTCTCTAGATCTGGAAGCAGTTACACCTCAGAATATGTGAGAAACTTTTCTGTACAGGCAGGAGATAACTCTGGCGGTACAGGTCCAAACGTATTTAATGGAGATGCATGGTACACCCTTGACTTGGGAACAAATTATACTGATGACATGCATATCGTTATACACTCAGATCAAGACACTGGAAACGAAGATACATACCTTAAAAGAGGTTGTGTACTTGTTCGACCTGCATAAATAACAAGGAAGGAGTAAAAAGTTACGAATGTCACAATTAAACGTTGATAAAGTTGTATCCCTAACAGGTGGAAGTGGAACCGCAGAGTTCCAACTGGAAGCATCTGGCAACTTTAATTTTGATTCTGGAACTCTTTACGTTGACTCCAGTAATAATAGAGTCGGTGTTAATGATGCATCCCCTAGTTATACGTTAGATATAACAGGAACTGATGCTATGAAAGTACCTGTAGGTACGACAGCACAAAGACCAGGCTCAGTAACAGAAGGATTATTCAGATATAATAGTACAGATAGAACCTTTGAAGGTTATTCATACGATCAAGACGCAGGACAGGTACAATGGGGTCCGATTGCAGGAGCAGGAAGTTCACTACCAGACCAGTCAAGTGATAGATATAGTTTAAATTATACAAATGGTGCATTATTAAGATCAGACGGAACTAACGCATATTGGTCATTCGATGGAGAGAACGATACAGGATGGTCAACAGCAAGAATTTGGACACACGGATATGTTGGAGGAGGATATCAAAACGGTTCACCATGGAATAATGTTAACAGAACTGTTCATGCTACAGACACATCAACAAACTTAGGAGATATTTTAGATAGATCAGGTGCGTATATGTCAGGATCATGGACTGATACTAAGCACTTCTTTCACTCTATGGAGAACACATATAGGGGTTCTTCAAACTATACTAATGCAATGTCAATGTCAACTGAATCTGGTTTAACACACCAGTCACAGTGGGATATGACAGTGAACAGAGACTCAATGGGATCTCACCAAGATCATGAGTTTGCAGGTGGATACTCTTACCTATATGGTGGTAACAACTCAAGGACTGACGTATTTAACTTAAAAACTGAAGTCATGAGGACATCTGGTTTCCCACCAAACTTTGATGACTCAGGTGCTGACCCTACATGGGGTGGACATGGAAGACTTTATGGTTGGGTCAAGAGATCTGGAACTAGAAGAGGTCAGTTCTATAAGACTGAATCATGGGTATCATGGGAACATGGGCCAGGTGGTGATGGTTGGAAGAAAATACTTCCTACTATGTTAGGACATATGTACGTTGGTACAGGTAATAACAACCAGAATGGTAACCAGAAGTGTAGTGACATCACTGGTATACAGGTTAGAGGTCTTAACTTCGGTAATATGGGTGAAGAAAACTTTGAAATGGGCATGAGAAAAGGATATTGTTTAGGTAACTACAATGGTTCACAGAACAATAACACATTCAAAGTTAACTATAATAGTGATAGTTACAATAACTTAGGTGGAAACTCACCACCATCAGGACATGGTGGCATGTCATCAGCACACTGTTCGTCCTCTAGTTCTGTATCAGGACAGGGCAACTACGATTATGGTACAGCAATTCCTAACTACTAATGATTAGCACAACTTCAAATGACGTCATCGTTTTAGATGTCGAGAAATTTCCTCAGGTAGGGGAGTGGGGTATCCAAATAGGTACTTACTTAGGATTGGAAGCATACCATCTTGCAGATGAATATTTTACCAGTATCCCTCAACATATAACATATCTCAGATACCCCAGTAAAGATGGTATCATGGGAGATAAGTATTGGAGTGAGATAAGATTTACTAGATCAGTCTATGGTGTTGATGATGATGGAACTACGAACAAAGATAAAGAAGTCATAGAGGATACAATCTATTCAGATTATGTAATCCCTTACATGAAAGATGTTATAACACTTGCTATTCAAGAAGAGTTTGAACATAGGCATACTGTTCTTATGACTAAGTTTTCTACACTTGAAGAAGCAACATGGACAGATCAAATATGTGAGGCAACCGCATATATTGCTGATAATTCCTTTGAAACAAAACTGATACATAGTTTAGCAGAGGTTAGGGACTTGACAACTTTGCAGTTTGCGACTAAAATAGTTGATAAACAAACAGAGTTCAAGACTTCACTCTATGAACTTGCAGTCGCAGAACAAAAGATGATCCATATCGTAACTGGATGCACTTCTGTTCGTGAACTAAACGTAGTACTAGAGGATTACTTTAGTATTGCAATGAACTCAGCACAATGTCTTGAATATGGAAGATGCACCACAAATGAAGAAACAGGAAACATCGAAAGAAAAGTTACCTTTGACTACTCAGGAGGACTCAAATTCTGATTATCATATCAGAGAGACCTTAGAAGATTTAAAACATATAAGTGAATATGATGTAGATGGGTTTGACGAAGCGTTGATGGCATGGTCAGAACAACAACACTTTGGACAAACTAAATTTCAAAACGAATACTTTGTTGTAAACTCACAGGTATCACCATTCAGACAGGTACGTCAGGCAATGATGGAGATACAGGGTAGAACTAACGCACTACAGAAGACTACTATACAGTTTAAGCGATGTCTTAATGATATTGCTAGAGTTACTGCTGCAATGGAAAAGGAAGAGGATGGGTTTCATAAGGTTGATAGACAGTATGAACTAGAGTTATTGTATCTTGATAGACAAATATGGTTAAACAAGATCAAGCAATGTAAGGAAGAACTTAATGGTCTGTTTGCTATCATTAAAGAGAAAGCAGGAACTGACGATCCAGAAAAGATCACAGCATTATTAGAAGATAAAGAGTTAGAGAATGTAGAAGAGCATAAGTATTGGATCGCTCGTATGGGAAAACAGAGTGCTATAGATCTGCTAACTACAGGTAGAATCCAAGCAGGTAACCTTGAATCTTTGTTACAAATGGCACCAGAAGACCAAGCAGCAGTTACCGATCTTGCTATGATGTACTCAACTGCAGTTAATAAATCCATTGGAGGTATTAAAGAAGCAGCAGAAGATAGAGTAGAGAAGATGATGGAAGGCAAACCCCCACAATTATTTGACACAGCAGGTGTTTTATCAGATTATGCACACAACAACCTTAAGGACAGGAGTCTTCAGTCTTCCGATCAATCCGAAACTCAGTCCTGAGTTTATTGATAGTGACTTTATACCATTTCTAAAGAAGCACTCTAACTTAATATACGATTTATATTTTACTACACGCATGCCCCCTTTTATGCAAGATGCAATGGGGGATGTATTTCGTAGTGTCAGTGATGCACAGGGAGCAGTAAAGAATGCATTGTATATCTCACAAGAAACAGGAATACCACTATCAGCAACATTCAATAATATATGGGTGAGACCAGACCAAAAGAATCTTGAAACTTTTATCACCAATTTTAAGTTTCTATATGATAACGGTGTAAGGTGTGCAACTATACCTCATACATCATGGGTCTCTACGGGTCAGATACAACGGGAATTTCCAGAGTTAGAGATAAAGAATACTATACTTAGAGAAGTATCTAAACCTAACGAGGTAGTATCACTTGCAAGTGCAGGGTTTCATTATATCAATCTTGATAGGGATATAATGAGAGACAGACCTCTATTAGATCGCATTGTAGAAGCAAAGAAATATTGTCATAGTAAAGGTAATGATGTAATGCTATCACTCTTGGCAAATGAACATTGTTGGGGTGGGTGTCCTATCATGCCAGAGCATTATCAATACAATGCAACAAGAGAGGGAAGTGAACCTCAATACTTCAATAGTACTATCAGTCGTGTATCATGTTCTAAATGGGATGCATATGACCCTGCTAGTGAACTCAAGGCAGCAAACATACCACCATGGAGAAAAGATTGGGAAGAATTTTTAGATGCAGGTATTGATGTATTTAAGTTACATGGTAGAGAAGATGCTATGAGACTAAAAGAATCTATGGACATCATAGAAAGATGGGCAAATCATGATGAAATGATGCAACCAACCTTTAGTGAGTACATGGATGATGTGGACATGCCAGAAGCACCTATAAATATCTGGCGAGAGAAAATAAAATCTTGTAGGTTCGATTGTTGGGATTGCAACTATTGTGAATCTGTGCTAGAATCTAGGTTAAAGAAGCAAAAACGAAAAGAAATGAACGAACTGGTAAACCTTGCCATCAGATCTATCGATGGTGCTGTTGATAATAAATCAAATTTCAATCCAAAAGGATATGATGTACTTGGTTTATCATCAAATAAGGTCAGACATTTACTAAACAACTTATGTGTAGAACGTGGTACTGTCTATGTTGATGCAGGTGCATACATGGGTAGTACAGTTTTCGCTGCTCTTATGAATAACAGTGCGGTCAAAGCATATGCTATTGATGACTTCCAAGATGAGGTAGTAAAACCAAAACGTAAAGACTTACATAAACCATATGAAGATATAACAAATCCAGTTGATGAGTTCATCAAGAATGCAGAGAAGTGGATGAATACTGATTGTTCTATTGGATTTTCTGTTAAACCTATACAGGCAGTAGAATTTAATCCTCAGTTTCCACCTCGTGTGATATTTTATGATGCTGCTAATGATAAGGATATGATACCAAACTTAGAACATATCCATAAGCATGCTGATAAAGATTATATACTGGTCGTTGACGATGCTAACTTTGAAGGGGTGATGGAAAAAACAAAAGAGTTCACCAAAGATAAGAATGTTATATGGGAGAGAACTATACTTACAGAGAAATCAGAAGACTCAAATGATTTCTGGAATGGAGTACACCTCGTAGTAATAGAAAAGTGATATCAGATAATTTCCTTAAACTTGCAGAGTTTGAGAGTATCTATCATGGGTTACTGGATAGTTATTTTCCTTGGAATGCATCTAAGATTGTAGATGACACACAGGAAAATAAGAATCGTAATCTACAGATGACTCACATGTTCTATGAGAGACATACACCTGATGAGTCATGTAAACTTTTATACCCTATCTTGCAGAAGTTACAACCATGTGCTATAATCAAGATCAAAGCAAACCTTGTCATGGGAACTGATAAGTTAGTTGAACATGGTATGCACATTGATGTTTTAGATGCAGAAGACAGAGACTATCTTAAAACTTCTATCTATTATATGAATACTTGTGATGGTTACACACTCTTTGAAGATGGCACTAAGGTGGACTCAGTTGCTAATCGATTAGTTACATTTCCAAATGGTATGAAACACACAGGAACATCAACAACTAACTCATCATTTCGTATGGTAATCAACTTTAACTATGTTTAAAATTTTAGAATCAATAGCACAGAAAGAACTCTACATGGGTTATATCTTTGGTATTATGATCTTAGGTGGATTTATTAGAGAGTATCATGTATTGAATGATGTTTACTCACTTGCAAAGAGATATATTAAAGACAACAGGGTGATGATAATTCTCACCTCTATTTTAGGTGGTGTACTACCAATCCCAGGCAGGGTAGCACTATCCGCACCATTACTAGATGCTATAGCACCGCCTGATAAGAAGAAGAGAAGTGCATTCGGTATTATTGATTACTTATCTACACATCATTACTATTGGTGGAGTCCATTAGAAAAGACTATTATATTGCCTATGGCAGCATTGGGTATAACTTATAGAGAAATGTTAGGTTATACTTTTGTGCCATTGTGTATCTGTTTATTATATACATGGTGGTATATATTTTCTAAAGTTGACCCTAGATCAGTTATACCTAACATGGATAATATCCGAGACTTCAACTGGCAGAGGGCATTACGAGGTTGGGCACCCTTTATTGCTACGATCTGGTTTTTATTGTGTGTAGGTAAGGCAGGTGCTATATTCTTTTTCCCTTGGTTCATAGGTATGGCATGTTATTATAGTATTCTATGTAAAGATTGGAGGTGGGGTAAATATCTTGATGGTAACTTTGCTATTATTGCAACTATAGTATTGGCATTAGGTGGTGTTGTAGGTATGATAAAAGAACCTGTTATGGTGTATCTCAAGTCAGCAGACCCGACTATGATTGTACCAGTATCAATAGTGGGAGCAATAGCAGCATGGATTATGGGTTCATCTGGTAAGTATGCAGGAATGACATCAGCACTTGTATTGATATTTGGTCAGCAATATCTCGTATGGTTTTTAGCAACAGAATACGCAGGGTATCTACTATCCCCTGCACATAAGTGTTTGATGATTGGACAGCAATACTTTGGCACACCTATCAGAAAATACTATAAAGTGTTAGGTGGATTGTGTGCATGGTTAATAGGATACGCATTCATAACTACTTTTGTATCATAGCAGTAAAGACTCTTTAACTTTATAAATACCTGTGGTAAGGACTACAGGTATTTTTTTATGTCACAACTCAATGTAGGTACATTAAATGTAGGTACTACACAGTTCACTGGCGACTCAACAACATTAAACTCAGCACCTGCAAGTAGTATCACAGGAATGTTAACTGGTACACCCAGTACTAACCATTCAATAATGTGGAACGGTTCAGCATGGGTTCCTCAGTTGATGGAAGGAAGATTGTTGGGGATGAATGTATATACATCGCAGAACGGAACGTGGAACTCTAAGAGTACATCAGGTGGTAGTGGTACATGGACTAAACCAAGTGGGTGTAGTAATGTATTGGTATATGTCACAGGTGGTGGTGGAGGTTCAAGAATCAATGATAACACCTATCGTGGTGCAGGTGGAGGTGGTGGAGCAACCGCTATTAAATGGATTGACGTGTCAGGAGTTAGTACAGTAAGTTATACTTATGGTGGTGGCGGTGGTTATGTTCGTAACGGTGGTAGAGGTGGTACAGGTGGTACTTCATCATTTGGTTCATATTGCAGTGCAACTGGTGGACAGGGTGGTCAATCAGATAACCCTCATCAGGGTGGGCCAGGGGGAAGTGCCAGTGGTGGAGACATTAATTTGCCAGGGGGAGGTGGAGAAATGTCACATGGTTCAAACAATGAAGGTGTGGCAGGTTCATCATTCTGGCATAAAGCAGGGTCATCACACCATTATTACAACAACCAAGAAGAAATCACTCATGGACAATGGGGTTCTGGTGGTGGTCATGGTTATTATTCACAACACGATTACGCATATAACAACTCAAACGGTGGTGCGGGAGTCGTAATCGTTTACAACTACAGTTAAGAACATGAAAGCATTAGTACACGTTGAAGCAGGTCTCGTTTGTCAGTTAGTGGCAGATGGAGAAACCTTTGAAACTCATTCCGATTACGCATGGAAAGAGTTTGATGAAACTGGATTATCTTATGTCGCAGGTACAGATAACGCACCAGAGTTTGAGTATGATAAAACAAATGATACTATCTCAAGGAAAACAATTGCACCCGAACCATATAATATGAAGAGAAAGTATGAGTACAATGAAGTGACAGAACAACTCGATCAACTCTGGCATGACATTGATGATGGTAAACTAGGTTCAGACGCAAAGACAGGTACATGGTATCTTGGAGTCAAGAGTACGAAGGCAGCATTTCCAAAAACTTGACATGCATTAAAAACATGCTATAATAAGAGGGTACTTTGGCACAAACCAATGCCCTCTTTTATATTGACCGCCATAGATGATGACGGAACGAATACAACTAAAGAATTCACATCTGAAGGTCTTAAAGAAGTTGTAGAAAAAACATCTGATTTCCTTAAAGGTGTTGGATATGTTTATGATGACTTAACATATACAGTTACAAATGAACAAGAAGGTCATATATCTGAACTTGTTTCATATGCTAGAAATGTAGCAAGTCAAACAGAAGTATAATCATACTTCAACTATATAAAATGTAAGTTATTCACTATCAATGGGTAAAACATTTAGAAGGGGTGGGAGCGAAAAAGGCAACTACTCTTACGGAAAATCAATACGAGACAAGAGATCTCGTAACTCTAAATCATCTTTCTCGGAAGACTCTTATGACTACCAAAAAACTAACAGAAAGCAAAAGCAAGAAAGAAGATTCAACACCTATGTTGATGATTAAAGATGCTGAAGAGGATTTAGATATGTTTGATGATTGTTCTTACGAATATGATCTAGATTACACTACTCAATACTAAAATGGAATCCCCCGAAGTTAGATACGATAGAGCATTAACTCTATTTCAAGAGTCAGTATTAAAACCTGACCATAAATTGAGAGGGTGTGCATACAACCAAGATTGTTTTAATGAACTCATGGAGATCAGAGAACATGTAATGGGATATCTCAAGACCCTAAGAGAAGTCACACATCACACTAATGCTGATGAGAGTGACGAGATAGAAACAGCAAAGTTACAGGCAATTAAACCCCAGTAAGATGTCATACCTTTACCACTCATCTATGTTTGGTCTAGAAGAAAAGACCTTACTTAAAAATGCACTTATTAAATACGTTGCAAGTCTGCAGAAACAATTTTTTGCAGATAAATCACTAGACGTACATACATACGAAACACAGATGGAGTATGTACGGTCATGTGTTGAAAAACTACATCTAAATGAACTCTATAAATTATGAGTGGAACTATTGAAATGTTTTGCCCACAGTGGTATTATCATTCTACACTATCTGACGAGTATCAAGATCAAATCAAAAGATTGTTTGACAAACATGTATATCAGGATAGTATATACACCGCATCCCCTTGGGATTGTGATTGTTTGACTACATTTCAAGCAGAGAAAAACATGGACTTACCTTGGAATGACTGGTTAGAGTGTGTTCGCTTGGATATAGATGATGCTATTGAAAAGTTAAAACCAAAGATTGATATTGAAGTTGTACCACAGGACGCATGGGCAAACAAATATAACAAAGGACATTTTCAAGAATACCATACACATGAAGTACCATTCTGTAACTTAAGCATGGTATATTTTTATGACATTCCTGACAATGAAGATGTTGGATTCCGATTCTGGTATGATGGTCATTCTAAATATAAGAAATCGGGATTGGCACAGGCATTTGACATGCCAGTATTTCCAAGAGTGATACCGAAGGTGAAGAAGGGTGATTTTATGATATTTCCATCACACTACGCACATTTGGTTGCACCAAATCGTAGTGATAAACCTCGTATAACATTCTCTGGCAACCTCTATGTTGTGCCAAATAACAAAGAGTCACAACGTGACCCCACACCACTTAAACCATAGTATATAATGATTACACCGAACATCAACAGATCAGTACCTATTGTTGGAGTTATTAAATCCATCAAGACAGCACTAAAAAAATCTGTTGAAGAACCATTCCTCTATACGGAAGAGGAAGTACACAAACTCAAAAAGGCAAAACGAGATTATGAAAAAATTGAACATGAAACAAGGAAATCACAGAAAGGTGGTTTCGGATAAATTTGAAATACCTGTATATGATTGTGTACAGGAGCAAGAGGATGATTGGGTATCATCTGTACTCGGTTCAGAATCAGATACACTAGACACATTATTCTAATGCCAAAAAAGAAACCTAAAAAAGAACCTAGACTATACGCAAAGGATAGGATGGAATACTTTAGAGAGTTTCACAGAGTCATCGCACCAGTTATTGTACTAAACAAAGAGGATTAAATGTCAGGAGATTACGAAACCCATAATGATAGGCAACCAAACATAACCTATGCATCAAGAGAAATGGCAACGTATCACATTTATTTGAATGATAAATGTTTATTCAAAAATCTAAATGAAGAGGAGTTCGATCTCATCTGGGATAAGATATATTATTCTTATTGGAGAGACGAACTATCTTATGCTGTATGTTTTGATGATGTATGTATTACTGATGACCATTCTTATTAATGAACACACATAGATTAAGACTCATACCCAGAGAGGATAGTAGGGAAGCACAGGAACTATTCACTTATCACATGAAACGTGATGGGTATATGTATTGTGATGAACGATTAGATAAATGGCATGTATATAATCCCAACACAGGTATAAATTTTTGGGTTGACCCAAAGAATGACCCAATGTGGGAGGTCGTATATTAAATGGATTGTTATCGCATTTCGTGGTGGGATTGTAGCATACATGGTTACCATAATAAAAAAGGAGAATGTGTAACCAATAACATTTCAACAGGAGCAGAGATAATGAAAATGGTTAGTGATGAAGGGTGGAGTTGTACTGTTGAATGTTGTACTCAGGATGGTATCTAGGCATAAATTCTTGTTACTAAGTGACTGAAATGTGATGATATCAAAATAAATAGTGGTAGACTTAAGGAGAACAAGATGAACCCAAACTCTTGTATTATGAGTTAACTTACGAGGTAACAATGCACAACTTAATGAATCACAAACAGACACCAGAATATTACAACTTCTCTTCTGAAACACCCAACAATGATCTTTGGAACGACTATTTTGATTGTATAGTTGATTGTTCAGAACAAACCCATAATCAATCCTGTCGTAGGATTTGTCGAGATATGATTCCAGATTAGTCCAGTTACCAAACTGTCACAACCCCTTGCAAAAGGGGTTTTTTTATTGTATAATAATAATATTGAGACGAAAGTCATTTATTTTATTATGCAGTTAAGACCCCATCAGCAAAGAGCATTTAACGCAATGCAAGAGACACCATATGGTCAGGTCATTATTCCTACAGGTGGTGGTAAAACTTATATTATGATCGCTGATGCTATGAAGCAATTTCAGTTACCAAGATCACAAACTATTGTAGTAGTCGCACCTCGTATATTACTAGCAAACCAGTTATGTGCAGAGTTCACAGAGTTTATCACAGAACAGAACTCAAAGTTTGGTCTTGATATTGCTCATGTTCACTCAGGAGAGACTCATCACTTCAGTACAACTAATCAGTTTGAGTTGAATGAATGGGTTAACAATAGCACAAAGAATATTATTATCTTTACAACATATCATTCACTACACAAAGTATGTAATGCAGTTGATGTAGAAGTTGATACTATTTACTATGATGAAGCACATAATGGCACATCAAAGAATTTCTTTGAAGCGGTTGCTAGAATGTCATTTGGTGTAGCATATCGTAGGTTCGCATTTACAGCAACACCTAAGTTAGGTAGAGGTGCATCTAAAACTAGAGGTATGAACAATACTAAAGTATGGGGTAACACTCTATGTAATGTAAAAGCACAGGAACTTATTGATAGTGGTGCTATATTACCGCCTAAAGTTGTTCCTTTTACATGTAAGACAGAGAGAAACAAAGAGAATGCACATGAGGTTGATGCACAGAACTTAATGGACATGTTAACATCATTCGGAGACAATGGACATAAAGTATTAGTTGCTAGTCCTAGCACTAGAGTTCTAAACAATATGTTATCAAGAACATTCATACTTGATTGGTTATCTGATAATGGATATGATGTACTACATATTACATCAAAGTATGGTGCTATCATCAATGGAAAGAAGGTAGGTAGAGAAGAGTTCTTTGATACTCTTACTAAGTTTGGCAATGATAATAATCGTAAGGTTATTGTATTTCACTACAGTATATTATCTGAAGGTATCAATGTCAATGGACTTACTCATACAATACTATTGAGAAATTTACCAACTATCGAAATGGCACAAACTATTGGTAGAGTTATCAGAGTTCACAAAGATGATAGAGACGCTATCTCTAATGGTCAGTTGACTATTGGTAACTGGCAGTTCTATAAGAAATCAAGTGGACAGATCACAGTACCAACAGAGAACAAGTATGGAGATAAGATTGCTAGAAGACTAGAGTCTATTGTTGATTACATATTCAAGGAAGGATTACCCCCTATAGCATATGCATCATGACAGCAAAAAAAGGAACACATAGTTTTTCAAGTGGAAAACAAACTAAACATGAGAACAAACATATATCCCTAGTCCAAGAGATATATGATGAGTTTAAATGTCATGATGATAAGTGGGATAAAAGAAAAATGGTAACAGTTGCAGAGTTAATAGGAGAAGAAAATGTTAACTACGCTAGACACATGACAGGTAACTCTAATGAAATTTATAGTGATGGTGGAGTTATATTTTATGATGGGAAAATCGTAGGATTATGTGAAGACAAATATCAACAAGATCATAGGAATGCATGTGAGAGAGCATGTAAGTATCAAGTGTATATGGATTTAAAACCAAACCAGATATTTTTATCATGTGGTGGTGTGGGATTTGAGTTTGATACAAATAGACATGGTGGTGGTGCAACAGGCACATTATATGATATAATGAAGTATCGAGGATATTCCATTGCTATGAATGAGACAGAACAAGAGTTCAAAACAAGATTAAGAAACTGGTTTAAAGGATTATTATGAAACCCCTTTTCATGTGGGCAGGTGGTAAGAATAAGATGATGAAGCATTATCAACCTTACTTGCCTAGTTACGTCACTCACTATCATGAACCATTTTTCGGTGGTGGTGCTATGTTCATATATGTAATGAAAAGGTACAAACCGAAGTATGTATTGATTAATGATATTAACCCAGACATCATGAGAATATACAGAATGATAAGAGATAATCATTCTCAGTTTATCAAACACATGGACGAATATCAAGAGAAGTATATACCACTCAGCAAGGAAGATAGAAAGAAATATTATTTCGAGGTCAGACATGGACACGCATTTGATTATAAAGGATGGAGTGAAGTTAAGGAAGCATCAACACTATACTTCTTAATGAAAACAGGTTTCAATGGCATATATCAGATCAATAAGAATACTAATGGACGCTATGGTACACCTAGTGGACTTCTTAATCAAAAGGATACTGTTTACGATAAAGAGATTGTTAAGTGGTGGAGTGAAGCATTGCAAGGTGCAGAGATAACAAGTAAAGACTGGAAAGAAGTTAAAGCACCCCCATCTAAGGTGTATGCATTCCATTTTTTCGACCCCCCTTATAGGACATCTTATGCTGATTATGGCAATGCTTTTAATGATAATGATTTAATAGAGTTGATAAAGTATGCTGATACATGTTCACAGGTATTTCTTGCTAACAGAGCAGACGATGATTTCTTTGAAAAGCAAAACCATAAACTAAACGTAGCACATTTTGACATAACATACACAGCAGGGAGAAGAAAACAAATAGATGATAAGTTTGAAGCAAAGAAGGCAAGAGAGATTCTACTATACAATGTCAAGGAAGGTGTGACAGTTGTATAAGTGGCACAAGAGTGGTTGCATCGGGTTGCAATATGGTTTATATTAATAATGTCGAAACAAACCAACGTAAAACTTTCAAGGTAACGGATACCCAGAGGAATACGTTTTTAAATCGAACTTAAGTAGTTGAGTTTTGTTTCGACCCATCACTGGGCATTGCCACACTCTACCGAACATTGCGTTGGAGCATCTAGTTCAACCGAGAACATGTAAGACCCATCCCTAGGCATTAAGCATACGAACTTTAAAACACCAACTTTAATTAGATGTGGCAGTTGCAATCTTATGTAAGTCCTAATCCTTTTATTATTTGAAACATGGTAAACTACAAACAACTTATTGAACTTGATGGATACATCAATATCTGGGAAGTAATACCAGAGGATGAACATTCACATATTTCTAACAAGATATGGGAAGCACTTGATAGAGCAGGTATAACCTTATCACAGGATGCAGAGTTATCAGTCAGAGTATATGACAGTATAGAAAGTGGCACATAGTTGCCCCATCTACCTATCATATTCATTATAATAAGAATACAGCAAAACATTATTATGTACGACACATCAAAACGTATCGATGCTACTCTACTTGAAGGTTCACATGACATCAAGTTATCTCGCAGAGAGTTGGGTATCCTACTCAGACATATGTCTATCATGTTCGCAAGTATAGACGAACCAAACAGAAACACATGGTACGAAGACGATTTTGGTAAGGATGCAATAGTATCTTTATATCGCAAAGCACTTGCTACTTATGAAGCAAACTATGATGATAAATCTGATCTAGAGAGAAAAGATTATGCCACTCAACCATTCTACTGGAATCATCAAAAACATCACAAAACAGCATTTCCTTTATTCTAATGAAACATAACATAGGTTTAACATACGAACAACTATCTGACATCATTTACTATCTTGATTGGAAGTTAATGGAGATCAGGGAAGCAGGATGTGATTTAGAATATCCTGATGTAGTCGATACTCTTAAACAACTAGAGGACTACAAACATCAACTAGCAGTATCTCATCAACTATACAGATAAATGAACTATCAAGTAACAGAGATTGAACTCTACTTATGTGAAGTTGGAGACGGAGACCCCGATTTACAGTTTACACCCGAAGAGGAGTATGTCATGCACCAAAGGTGTCTAGGTAGATGGACAGCATATAATGAAGATGACCTAAGAAATCGAATATTTGATTTTATCGGTTATCATGCTGAACATTTAAAATACGAGGTAAGACCATAATGGAAGATGAATACTTTGACCCTGATCTAGGTTTAACATACACAGACAACTTTGATGAGTATGATGTGCCAGTTGAAGAAGTGTCACATGACCAGTTGCAAGATCAGGAATCATAATACTATAATAAGAACATACAACAAACATCATTATGGATTTACAACTCGAAAGAGAATATGCAATCGACAATATGGGCGATAGCATAGGTCAAGCAATCGAAAAAGCAACAGACCAAAAAAGATTAGATGATGCAATGTCATTATATCAAGAGTGGTGTGTTTTAGATAACATTGCTGAACAAGATGACTATCAGTTCATGTTCATGAGAAACTTTACTTTACCAGAGGGGTTAAACTAATGGATGTAGCATTCGCAGACTGGTTAACACATTGCCCAGACAAACTAAAATTTGCTCTAGAGTATGTTGATCTCAGGGCAGATATTGCTAACGTGATCGAAACTTATGAATATGAGTTCGCTTCAATCGAAGTAGAAAAGGAAGTAACTGAAGCAGTACTCAACAAACTAATCAATCAAGATTGGTCAGAACAGAATGAATACATATCAGATCTAATCGATCAGGAGATAGCATAATGTTAGAACTAACACCCGAACAACTTAGATACATGTTAAAATGTTTAGACTTTCATTATAGTGAGAACTATGATAGAAAAGAGGAGTTGATAATGATTAACTCTAGCATTGCTAAACTTATCCAACATGAACTAAGTGACAGTTAACAAACTGGCACATTGTTCCCCCATTCCACTCTATTATGATCTATTATAATAGTATAAACAAACAAACATCATTATGACCAGAGAAGAGTACGACCTAATCTATTCAGCATTCAGATCATATAGAGTCTATATGACAGATGCAGACGAAGTATTATCTGAGAAAATCTTAGATGATCTATTTTATCCAGAGTTCGATAAACTAACACCTGTTGAGTTAGTTCCATCAATCTCAGTAAAACTACCAGAGGTAAACTAAAATGTGTAACAACGATCTTAAACAATGGAAAGTAGGAACAGAGGGAGAGACATGGGATTATGGTTACGTCCAGAATCCTAAACAGTTTATCGAAGAGGTTTTTGAAATCGCTTTCGGGGATGATGCAATCAATCGTAA